GACTGCGCCATCTGGTGCGAGGTTGTGGATGTCATACCTTGACAGAGATGAAGATGTCCTGCGTTATCAGGGTCTAGCTTTTAGCTGGATAGGCTTTGACGAACTAACACAATGGGGAAACCCGTATGCATGGAACTACATGCGAAGTCGTCTACGGTCCACTGCCCCTGACTTGCCTATCTTTATGAGGGCAACTACAAACCCCGGTGGAAGAGGGCATCACTGGGTAAAGAAAATGTTTATTGACCCAGCACCATATAATAAGGCATACGATGCGACAGATATTGAAACGGGTGAAATTCTCAGGTATCCAGCAGGGCATAGCAAAGCTGGCAGACCTTTATTTAAACGTAGGTTCATTCCTGCTAGGTTATCTGACAATCCCTATCTTTCGGAATCTGGAGATTACGAAGCCATGCTCTTATCACTTCCAGAGCAGCAAAGACGGCAACTCTTGGACGGTGATTGGGATATTAAAGAGGGTGCTGCGTTCACAGAGTTTGACCGTGATATTCATGTTATTGAACCTTTTAATATTCCTAGCAATTGGGTTAAGTTTAGAGCATGTGATTACGGGTATGGTTCTTACAGTGGTGTTGTATGGTGCGCTGTCGCACCGTCTGAGCAAATCATTGTGTACAGGGAATTGTATGTGTCAAAAGTCTTAGCCACTGACTTAGCTGATATGATACTAGAGTTAGAAGCTGAAGATGGAAATATTAAGTACGGTGTTCTTGATAGTTCTCTTTGGCATAAACGGGGTGATACTGGCCCATCTCTTGCAGAACAGATGATAAGCAGAGGTTGTAGGTGGAGACCGTCAGACCGCAGCCGTGGTAGCCGTGTAGCAGGTAAGAACGAAATACACAGACGTTTACAGGTAGATGAATTTACAGAAGAGCCTAGACTTGTTTTCTTTGATAGTTGTACGAACATTATCTCCCAACTACCGTCCATACCGTTGGATAAAAAGAATCCAGAAGATGTGGACACGAAAGCAGAAGACCACTTGTACGATGCGTTAAGATATGGTATAATGTCACGTCCAAGATTTAGTATATTTGATTATGACCCTATGGGTAGACCCGGTGGCGGTATGCAGGTTGCAGATGCTACTTTTGGATATTAAGGAATAAAATATGGCTGAAGATGACATCATGATTGAAGACGATGCTATTGCGTTAGAAGATACAGACGATTCTGTAGAATTTGATGCTGATGTATCCACTATTATTCCTTTTATAATGGAACGGTATAGCAGGGCTGAAGACTATCGTTATCAGGATGAAGAACGGTGGTTACGTGCTTACAGAAATTATAGAGGTTTATATGGGCCAGATGTTCAATTTACTGAATCAGAAAAGTCTCGCATATTTATCAAAGTTACTAAAACTAAAACACTTGCTGCATATGGTCAAATCGTTGATGTTTTATTTGCTAATAATAAGTTTCCTCTTTCTATTGAGCCTACAGAACTTCCTGAAGGGGTAGTTGCCGATGTACACTTCGACCCAAAAGAACCTGAACAAATGCAAGCGTCTACTGCGCTTACGAGTCCGTATGGCTTTCCGGGCGATGGAATGCAATTACCTGCTGGCGCAACAGCTAAAAGTCTCACTGAGAAACTTGGTGTGTTCCAAAATAAACTCGAACCCGTTCAGGAAAAATTAAAAGAAGGTCCGGGAAAAACACCCACTGCTATTGAATTTAGCCCCGCTATGATTGCAGCTAAAAAGATGCAGAAGAAAATACACGACCAGTTAGAAGAGTCTGGTGCAAACAAAAACTTACGAAGCAGTTCATTTGAAATGGCTTTGTTTGGTACTGGCATTATGAAAGGTCCGTTTGCTAAAGATAAAGAATATCCAAACTGGAATGATGATGGTGAGTATGACCCACTGTTTAAAACAGTTCCTCAAGTAGACCATGTGTCTGTCTGGAACTTCTATCCAGACCCAGATGCAAACAATATGGATGAAGCGCAGTTTGTTATTGAGCGTCACAAAATGTCTCGCTCACAAATGCGTATGCTTAAAAAACGTCCATACTTTAGAGGACAGGTAATTGATGAAGTAATATCCTTTGGAGAAAACTATAACAAAAAATATTGGGAAGATGATTTATCTGACTACGCACCAGAACACGGCATTGACCGTTTTGAAGTCCTTGAGTATTGGGGCATGGTTGATACAGAGATGCTTGAGGAGCAAAATGTTAACATACCAGATGAACTAAAAGAGTTTGATGAGTTACAAGCTAACGTCTGGATATGTAATGGCAAACTTCTTCGCATGGTTCTTAATCCATTTAAACCTGCTAAAATTCCATACGCTGCAGCACCGTTTGAATTAAATCCATATTCATTTTTTGGTGTGGGTATAGCAGAAAATATGGATGACACCCAAACATTAATGAATGGTTTTATGAGAATGGCAGTCGATAATGCTGTTCTATCGGGTAACATGTTAGTAGAAGTTGATGAAACTAACTTAGTGCCGGGTCAAGACTTGACACTGTATCCGGGTAAAGTATTTCGTAGACAAGGTGGCGCACCGGGTCAGGCAATATTTGGAACTAAGTTTCCTAATGTGTCACAAGAAAATATGATGCTGTTTGATAAAGCCCGTCAGCTTGCCGATGAGTCAACAGGATTGCCATCATTTGCACATGGACAAACAGGTATATCAGGTGTAGGTAGAACTGCCTCTGGTATATCAATGTTAATGAACGCTGCAAGTGGTAGTATAAAAACTGTTATTAAAAATGTAGATGATTATCTATTGCGTCCTTTGGGAGAAGGGTTCTTTAGATTTAATATGCAGTTTGATTTTGACCCAGAGATTAAAGGTGACTTAGAAGTAAAGGCACGTGGCACAGAAAGTTTGATGGCTAATGAGGTTCGTAGCCAAAGACTTATGCAGTTCCTTCAAATAGCAAGTAGTCCTGCACTTGCACCTTTTGCAAAGTTTCAATATATTATTAGTGAGATTGCAAAATCAATGGACCTTGACCCCGACAAAGTAACCAACAACATGAGTGAAGCAGCACTTCAAGCAGAACTTATGAAAGAGTTTCAAGCACCAGCACAGCAAGAACAGGCGGGAATGACACCGCCACCTGCAGGTGCAGATGCTATGGACACTAGTGGTGCTGGTGGTGGAACAATAGGCACTGGTCAAGCACCAGTTCCGGGTGAACAAGGATTTAGTAGTAATGGTAGACAAGCAGCAGGTACTCAGCCGCCTGAAGCCGCTGGTGAGCAACAACCGCCAGTGGGAAGCATTCAGTAGTTACATAGACCTAACTATTGAGCAGCACCAAAAGGTGCTGGAACAATCGGACGATACAATTATGATGCACCGTCAGCAGGGTGCTATCACAGCTTTACGTAAACTTAAATACCTACGGGATGAAATACATGGCTCTGAATGAACAAATGCGTCTTGCAGCAATTAAAGAAGCTGAAGATATAGATGCAGGTGTTGATAGACGTTCTAAAAAAGAAATTCTTGCAGAGCAAATGAGGGGTTTAAAATCTACTGGAAAATTTGTTGGTGAAACTGCGGTAGAATCTATTCCCGGTGTTAGCGAAGGTATTGCAGTAAGAAATGTTTCTCGTGATTTAAAAGAAGGTGACTATACAGGTGCAGGTATTGAGGCTCTCGCTGGTTTGGCTGGTCTTGCCCCTGCAGGTGGTGATATAGTAGCAAAAGGTTTACGCAAGTTTAACAAAACACGTAAAGCCTATAAACTTTTTGTTAAAGGTGAAGATGATAAACTTTATCCCCTTTTTGTAGATGCAAATAAAGAAATAAAACAGGGTGAATTTTTAGAGGCTAATTTTCCAGATGTAGCTTTTAAAGGTAAAAGAAAAGAAGGTTCGCAAGAAAGTTTTTATGTGCCTACAAAGGGTGCAAAAAGAACACCTACAAAATATTATTTAGATAACCAAGAAATTACTAAAAAAGAGTATAATGAATTAGGGCCAAATGCAAAACCTTTTTCTAAAGTTATTCTGGGAGAAAAATCAAAAGGCACAGGTGACTCTATAATAATACCAGACGAAGAAACACGTAAAAAATTAATAGGTGAAGGTTTTATTACAAATCGTACAAAACGAACTGAAGAAGCACCTTTTGGTAGAGTAACAGCAGTTGCTGCACGTCCGGGGTTTCATGCTAGTCAAGCACCTGTAGCCACACATTTAGGTCCACAAGATTTAAAAATAACAAAAAAAGAAGCAGATAAACTTATTGAGGCTGGTGTAACACCAGAGGCTATTAAACGTAGAGGCAAGCAGTTTTACGTAAAAAGAAGAGCAGAAGACCAAGTATTTGCTGAAGTTGAAATGGCTGATGATATAGATTATCAGTCTATGTTGGCAAAAGAAGGAAGGTCAGACATTAACGACTATGTTCCTAAAGGCGGTAGCTATAGGTATTCTGACGGACAGGCTGACAGCGACCAGTGGGTTGTTGGCGGTGACATGAAAGTTAATAGAGTTTTATCTCGTGAGGAAACACGGGCTATACAAAAAGAAATGGGCGTAACAGATTTACCCTACAGAGATGAAGTAGAAACTATTTTAGGTAAAAAATTTGCAGAAGGCGGTATGGTAATGGATGACTATCTTGTAGCCAAAACAATTGACCAAACACAAAACTTTGCTGAAGGTGGCATGTCAAAACAAATGGAACTGTTTGAGCCTGTAGAGGGTGCATTTGACGAAGGTGGCCTGATGCAAGAGGGTGGCACAGTTGACCCAGAGTCAGGTAACGAAGTGCCTGTAGGTTCTATGCAAGAAGAAGTTCGTGACGATATTCCTGCCCAGCTTAGTGAGGGCGAGTTTGTATTTCCAGCAGATGTTGTAAGATACATTGGCCTTGAAAAACTAATGCAGATGCGACAAGAAGCAAAACGTGGTTTGGAAATGATGGACAAGATGGGGCAGATGGGTAATGCAGATGAAGCTGTTATTCCTGATGACATTCCTTTTGATATGTCAGACCTTGACATGGAAGATGATGGTATGGTAGAATTTGCAGAGGGTGGAGTTGTTGAAGCACAACAAGGAACTTTTGTACCACCTACAGGTGTTAACTTTACACCGGGTGTGCAAAGACAATCTCAATATACTGCACCAGACTTTACAACTCCTGTAATGCCTCCCGTGCAAATTCCTCCAATGCCACCTATACAACCGCCAGTACAAGGACCAGTGCAGTCTCCTGTTCCTACACTTCCAAAATTTCCAGTTCCGGGTATAGGAGATTTTTTAGGCGGTGGTGAAGGTAGTGGGGCAGCACAGCTTATTACAATTGTAAATACAAAAACAGGTGCAGAGAGACAAATAAACTTTATTCCGGGGGTGACACAGATACCAGAGGGATTTGTTAGAAAAGAAGATTACACTCCTACTGAAAAGCCAGCTACAGAAACTCCGAAAGCTATTCCTACTGCACGACAACAACAACAAGATGACGACTCGTCTTCTCCCTCTGTACCTAGCACAACAGATGCAACAGGTATTGCATATGATAGGGGTAAAATTAAAAATGAAGATTTAAAAACTGCTTTATCTGCTGCTGGACTTGCTCAAGCTAAAGATGTTGGTCCTGCTATTGCTGCTTTGTTTACTGGAAGCGCAACAGGTGTTCTTACACAAATGGGTAGAAAAGCAGGACAAGCAATGGGATACTTAGCTGGTAATAAACAACATGCAGGTGCTGTATTAGGTGGTGTGTTAGATGAGTTTAGAGGTGAGGGTGAATTTAGCATTGGAAAAACTGCACTTGACCAGTTAAGTGATTTACAACAACAGCAAATAGCAGATACATTTAAATCTGTAACTGAGCAAATGTCTGGTCTTTATACAAAAGAAGTTACTGATAAAGACGGAAATGTTCAAGTAAAAACTAAATCCCAATCGGAGATAATGGATTCTCTGCGTTCAGAAGCAAGTAGATTAGACATTTCTACTACCTTTACTGATAGAAGAGGTAATACAAGAAATAAATCGCAGGTATCTCTTGAGCGTGAAATTTCTACGGCATTAACTAGAGAAGCATTATCTAAACAACGCACGGAAACAGCAAAAGCTATAGGCCAAAGTAGGCGAGATGCGGCTAGAGCAGCGGCAGCATCACTTCCAGCAGGGTATAAAATTGATACTAAAGATAAAAGTGCTACAGAAATTCTTATTGAGGTTAAAGAACAAAAGGCAAAAAAAGCAAGAGATGATGCAACAAGAGCAGCAGAGCGTGCCAGAGGAAGTTATGATTATAGTGATGGCCCTGACATATTTGGTGGAACAGGTCAAATGGGTGGTTCAGCAGCAGAACAATCTAGTGGATATCAAACTTCAACGGGTGAAGCAATGGTTGCTGAAGGTGGCTTAATAAAAAAAGCTAAACTTGCCCAGCAGATGAAGCAAAGTGGGTTAGCTTCTAAAAAATAATCCGCATATCAATGGCTACCTAACCCCCCAACACTGGCTACGGTTAGCCCCATAAGGAGAAAAGAAATGGCTGAACAAGCTATTATGGCAGAAGAAATGCAACCAGAAAAAAAAGTTGCATTTGTAAGTAAACCGTATTCACAAGAAGAACGGATTAAAAAAGAAGAAGCGGAACTGGAACAACTACTAAAAGAACAGCAAGGTGAAGAAGTAGAAGAGCCAGAGCAAAAAGAAGAAGAGGAAGAACCTACAAGCGCAGAAGAGCGAACATTTAAAAAGCGTTATTCTGATTTACGTAGGCATCAGCAAAAACAGGCAGAAGAACTTAAAAAAGAAATAGAGAGTTTAAAAAGTCAACTATCTATTGCTGCACAAAAAGAGATGAAGTTGCCCAAGTCTGATGAAGACATTGAAGAGTGGGCTACAACTTATCCAGATGTAGCTGCTATTGTTGAAACAATTGCTATGAAAAAAGCACGTGAACAGTCAACAGCACTGGAAGAACGTATGAAAGCAATTGATGAAATGCAAATGTCTGCTACAAAAGAAAAGGCTGAAGCAGAGTTAATGAGACTTCATCCTGACTTTGGAGACATTCGTGATAGTGATGATTTTCATGCATGGGCTGAAGAACAACCTAAATGGGTGCAGGATGCACTGTATGAAAATGATAATGATGCAAGGTCTGCTGCTAGAGCAATTGACCTTTACAAAGTTGACAAAGGTATAACAAGTGAAAAGAAAACTAAGACGACTAAAGGTGCGGCTGAAGCGGTGTCTAATAAAGGCTCAAGAAGCACACCTCAAACAAAAGAATCTTCCACTTATTTAAAAGAGTCGCAGGTTCAGGCAATGTCACCACAGGAATATGAAAAGCATTCCGATGAGATAATGGAAGCTATTCGCAGTGGTAAGTTTATATATGAT